TAGACTACCTTCCAGAGCGCATCCACCTGTAGGTGAATTGAGCGCAGCTTCATGTAGTACACCTGGCTTACTTTGGTTTGAAAGTTTTCGTACACTCTCCCGTCCTGCGCTAAATCCCTTTGCGTGATCTCGGCATAAGCGGTATAGCGTTGAACCAGTGTATCAGCAAGTGAACCCGTAAGGTTTTTACCTTGCGTCCACTTTTCTAAGATGATCGGTTTTCTATCTGCTATGCCAGCCATGCGTTGCGGTTGAACTCTGATGTTTGAAATACAAACCCTTTCAAATCCTTGTCCCCCCGGTTTTCGTACCAGTACGTCACCATCCGCAGGATTTCATCCTTTAACCCTTCGGGTACTTCGTCGTACCCGGCCTCATAGATCAATACCATCTTTTCATAACAAGGGCTTTCCAGCTGGATAAAGTCGTTATACGCCTCTTCTGCTTCCGAGTACCCCAAGATGGTATAATCGGTGATCGCTGTGCCGCTTTTGTCCCGTAAAGAGGTAATGCTGCTAACAGGGCCTTGCGGAATTTCAATGTCTCCTGCCTGGTTGGTAAGTACGGCACGGAGGGTTTTAGGGACTATAGATATTCCATACATCGTTTCCAGCTTTTTGCGGGCCGACACAATCAGCCGCTCGATCAATTCATCATCTTCGGTGAAGGCGGTAGCCATACTTTCATCCACATCCTGAAGTCCTTCCAGCCGCATATACGACTTTACTTCCTCCACGGTAATGGGCTCTGTTACGTCTCCCGATTGATCGGTGATGTCCTTGACCGTATGTACTAAATTGTAGTGCTGCATTGTTACTGGAAAATGGGACGGGTTTTCCGGGCTCCCCGCCCCTTTTATTTACTAACCCTTTTTTTAGCTTTCGTTACCGAAATCTGCATACAAGGCAGAAGCAGGCAACATCAGGTTGATGTCTTCGTAGCACTCGATACGGGCCGTGATTAAGTTCTTGGTCACGTTGTCGCCGTCTTGCTCGAAGAATTCCACCACTACGGATTCTGTTTCTACTCTTTCCAAGTAATCTTGGTCGATCAACAAAATCTTATCAGAGGTAGCCCATGATACAGGCAGGATCGGGATGCCGGCAATTACAACGGAGCCATTGGCATAGCTTACCACGCCGCCGGCAGCAGTATAGTTCTGCGTGTCGTATAAAGCCTTGTTCAACCGAGCCAACTGGCGGTGGTTAACCAAACCAAAGGCCGGTGTGTAATCGCTGTCTGCTTGGTTGGCAATCCAGTCGATGATTTGTTTTACATCATCGGTTTCTGAAGTCGTGGTAGAGCCGGTGGCTGAACCGGTAACGGCTGTCCAGAACGTAGAGTTTTCTTTTTTGAAGAAGTCACGCATCAACAAGCGAGGAAGCGTGTTTTGCATGAAGGACAGCGAGCGGGCCATTTGCTTGGAAAAACGGGCAAAACCGGCAATGTAGTCGCTTACCACTTTCACCTCTGTGAAGTCGTAGTCGATCTGGGTTTTGGAAGATCCTTCTGTCTGTACAGAAATAGAACCTTCGGAACCGGTTTCACGGAATTGCACGTACAAACCCGTATCAGAATGAACCGTGGGGATCAAATCCCTGAAGTTCGTTTTCTGTGAAGGAATAATGGCTTGACGGCCGCTATACGTGGCAATAGAGTCGCCGGTCAAGTTGTTGCCCAGGGTCATGTTGGCAACGGCCTTTAGTTCCATTTTGAACTTTTGGCCTTTTTTTACCTTCATGATGTCGTCGTAGTTCTCCTTCACCCCTTCGGCAAATGCCTCGCTAAAGGATTTGGTGCCTTTAGGCTTGGTGTTGGTGTTGATCTCTTTGATTTGAACGATCAACTTGTCGAGGGCTTCCTGGTTGGCCTTATCGGTTTGGTCTTTTTCACCCTTCCACTCCGATAGGCGCTTTAATTCGTCGTTTACGGTGCCTAAGTTTTCTTTGATGGCTGCTTTTACAGTATCAGCGTTCTTGGTTTCAAGGGCTGATTGCAGCTCGTTAACCGCTTTTTGTACGGTTTCTTTCGTTGTTTCTTTAAGGTTGGATTCTAAGCCGCTCTTTAGTTCACTAAGCTGCTTTTGAAGTTCTTGTGTTTCCATTTCTACCTTGTGTTTTAAGTTGTTTATTGAATGTGGTTAATACATCCAACAACTCCTTTTCTTCCACACTGGTAGTCGGCTCAAGTGATTTTTCATCGGCTTGAGTGAGTACGGTATTGTATTCAGAAATAAGTTGCTTTCCGTTTTCTATCTCTAATAAAATAGATTTGATGCAATCGTCTGACGCATGGGTATTGCGGCAGAACTTTTCCATAGTTTCCACGTGAGTTTGTAATTCTTTTAACTCACCTGAATTGTATTTGATTTGGCTGCGTATGTCGCCTATATAATCTGCCCTTCTGGAAATATTCCAGTTGATCCAGGTATAAAGGTCACTGGTAGGCTCCAGGGTGGCGGATAGGTCAATGAGCATCTTTAGTACATCCATGTCCGAAGTAGCGATACTCTTTAATATAGCCTGCTCATTGGGGCTTAGTGCTTTGATTTCGGGTAAGGCATAGAAAGACTTCACCACCTGTCTTACGCCCGCCAAAGGGTTGGCCGGTATCTTTGTTAATACCGATGTTTCCAAATGGGAAACCTCTTTTAGCTCTCGAACTTTTCTTCCTTTTACATCGATGTAGTTTTTCTTTTGGGTAATATAGCCAAAGGAGGCTTTTTTAATAACCCCTTCGTCCATCATGGTTAAAACGTCATTCCCTAATGTATGGGTGCCCAGCCATGCCTTTGTATAGGCGGCCTCATTGTCTTCAAACACATCAACGACTTTGCCGGGGGCTTGTTCGTCGTTATGGTTAAAGTAAAAATTAATGTCGTCTTTACTCTCCTGCCAGGACTTGGTAAACATTCCTTTGCGGGAAATGTCCTCGGTGCGGTCTATGTTGTTATAGACACAGTGAGCTATTACGGCGGTGCGTTTACTCCTGTCTATGTCTTTTAGTTCAAAGTTGACTGATTTGCGTTCCATTAGTTTTGGTTGTTTAAATAAGGCTATGCCTTACCTACGATTAAACTGATATGGGGACTGGCTGCGATCGGGGGCCTTAGAAGTCCCAGGATCGGGGCTACGGCGGCGGGTTGTGGTTTGGGCACTAAATTGCCTGCTTCGTCCCTGGCCGCTACGGGGGCTACACTACACCTGCAGTTCACCGTTGTGGCGGCACTGGCCTCGGGATCACCGGGAAAACGCAGTGTGTCACCGCTCCTTGTATCCTGAAACGTCCCTTCAAAGTCCACCACCTGCCCGTTTAGATGCACATGGTCTGCGTGGTCTTTTAGTTTTCTGCCCCTGACCCGAAAGTCACTGGCCGAAATCCATTCCTTGTTCATTACCCACTCAGAGGTCTCTACTCCTGCCATTGTGCCGACGTTGGCCGCCCGGTTCACTTCTGTTCGCGTGATGCGGGCCGCCTGCACCCGGGTGAACGGTGCGCTTCTTTCCTCTAGGCGGTTGACGATTTCGTCCACCCCTAAGCCCTCCGCTATGCCTTCACCTAAGATGTCCAAAAGGAGTTCCCTTGTGGTTTCGTTGACCGAAAAGGTGATCTTTTGGGTTAAAAACTGCTCCAGGTACTGCAGGATAAAGGCGATCCACTGCTCATTGAGCCCAAAGCTGCCGGCCTTGGTTTCTATGGCGGCGGAGTAACACTTACGGGACAAGGGACGCTTTTGAGCGTTCCCCATCGCTTTAATATACCGGTGCGTTTTCCTAGCGTGTCTTTGCCCTACTTCCACGTAGAGGTTTTTAACGGCCTTGGAGAGCTGAGGATTGACTAAATCGGTGCGTAGGGACGCCTGAGCGGCCTGAACGCCTTTTTCCTGTATCTCCCCTATCAAAGAACTTACTTTGGCTTTTAAAGCCTGTAGAACCTTTGGGAAGTGCTTTTGTTCATAGAGCCTATTAAGGCGGATGAACTCACTGCTGTATGTCGCACGTT